GAAGTACATTCTGAAGATGGATTTCCTGAACCTGATCAGGCTGCACATCCTATTACAGCCATTACTATCAAGTCAACAAAGTCTGCATTCTATCAAGTATGGGGTTGTGGTGACTATGATGTAAGTAAAACACCACACAAACATCTTCATATTCGATATCATAAGTGTGAAGATGAATATGATCTTCTCGAAAAGTTTATGAAATGGTGGGTATCTAGTTATCCAGAAGTATTGACTGGCTGGAATATTCGCAACTTTGATATTCCTTACATTGTTAATCGTGTCACTAAGCTTTTCGGTGTAAATGTAGTTAATAAGCTATCTCCATGGGGTATGATCAGACCTAAGACTGTTACTCTTAAATCAAAGACGATGACACAGCAGCAGATATCTGGCATGTCTCAGCTTGATTACATGGATCTCTTTCAAAAGTTTGGTTATTCGTATGGTCCACAAGAATCGTACGCACTTAATCATATCGCACATGTAGTACTTGGTGAAAAGAAACTTTCATACGCAGAGTATGGTTCTCTTCGTAATCTTTATAAAGAGAATCATCAATTATATATTGACTATAACATTAAGGATGTCGAGCTCATTGATCGTATGGATGAGAAACTAGATCTGATTGGTCTTGGCTTTACTCTGGCTTATAAAGCTGGTGTTAACTTTACTGACATCTTTGGTACTACGGCTATTTGGGATTCGATTATCTATCGTGAACTAGCAAAACGTAAAATTGCTGTACCTGCACCACCACCTCGCAGTGAGCGAGAAAATTTATCTGTCAAATTTGCCGGCGGCTATGTTAAAGAACCACATGTCGGTGCACATGATTGGGTGGTTTCGTTTGATTTGAATTCACTGTATCCTAATATTATTGCTCAGTGGAATATGTCACCAGAAACTGTTACAATGAATGGTACTAATATCTCTAAAGCCGCAAATGGTGTTGGCTTTGACAATACACGTGAAGGTGTATTTCCTAAACTCGTTAAGCAATATTATGCAGAACGTAAAGAAGTCAAGAAAGAGATGATCGAATGGCAGAAGCAACAGCAGAAAGGTTCTTCGAAAGAAATCGAAAAGCAAATTGCATCTCTTAATAACAAGCAAATGGCTGTTAAGATTTTGATGAACTCTTTGTTCGGTGCTATCGGTAATAAGTGGTATCGATACTTTGATCTTCGTGTTGCCGAAGGTATCACTCTTACTGGTCAGCATGTGATTAAGACTTGTGAAGCATCGATCAATGCAGAACTAAATAAGCTTCTCGAAACAAAAGACAAAGACTATGTGATTGCAATCGATACAGATTCAATCTATGTTAATTTTAGTTCCTTTGTTGACAAGTTCAATCCTAAAGATCCTGTCAAGTTTCTTGATGATGCATGTAATAATCACTTCAATAAAGTACTTGCATCTACTCTTGAAGTTCTTCATGAAGAAATGAATTGCTTTGAGAATCGAATGCAAATGGAACGCGAAGTGATTGCTGATCGTGGTATTTGGACTGCAAAGAAGCGGTACATTCTAAATGTACATAATAGTGAAGGAGTTCAATATGAAGAGCCGAAACTCAAAATCATGGGAATCGAAGCTATCAAATCTTCTACACCAGAAGTTTGTCGTAGTAAGTTCAGAGAAATATTCAAAATCATCATATCAGGATCTGAAGCTGACACTCAGAGTTTTATCGCGAGATTCAAAAATGATTTCAGATCACTTCCTCCCGAAGAAGTGGCGTTCCCGCGTGGTGTCACGAATATTACTGAATGGAGCGATAGGAAGTTTATATACAAAAAAGGCACCCCCATTCATGTTCGCGGCTCCCTCCTTTACAATCGCGAAGCGAAGGCGCGTGGTCTTACCGATCGGTATGAATTAATCGGTAATGGTGACAAGATTAAGTTTGCTTATCTTAAAGTTCCTAATCATATCAAAGAAAACGTAATCTCGTTTCCTATGCACTTACCGCAGGAAATGCATCTCCATAAATATATTGACTATGATAAACAATTCGATAAGACTTTCCTTGACCCGCTAAGATTTATACTTGATGCAGTTCAATGGAGTCCGGAACCTGTAGCAACCCTTGATGAGTTTTTTGGATGACAGAAAATAAAATAATCCTCTTACATGAAATTATAGAATCAAAAGTAAAGAAAGAAAATGAACTGGCTTTCTATCAAAAAGAATTAGAAAAGCTGCAACAAAAAATGTATATGGTCAAAAAAGATATTGAACTAACAAATATAATTATTGATATAGTTGAGAGTGAAAGAGTACACGATATTAAACAACACTTACTTGAAAATAAAAGTGTACAAAGTGATGAAGATGGAGTATAATATACTATGAATAAACACAGTAATGATTTTTCGCGTAAACCAAATTCTTCAGGTTATGATGGAGATCCAACATGGGATTTAAGAGTGATGGGTGATTGGGTAAATGATATCCACCAAATGCATAAAAAGTATGGTGTGCATGACTGGGTAGAAAAAAACAAAGACAACAAAGAATTAATGTCAAAGTTTCTAGAGTTTCGTCTTAAGTTTCTAGAAGAAGAATTAAATGAAACACGGGCTGCAGCTTTGATAGATAGCAATCCTGAAGAAATTGTTGACGGTCTTATTGATCTTTGTGTGGTTGCTATTGGCACATTAGATGCTTTCAATATTTCAGCACATGATGCATGGCTACAAGTGCATGACGCAAACATGACTAAAGAAGTTGGTGTGAAAGAAAGCAGACCTAATCCACTCGGTCTTCCAGACTTGGTAAAGCCAAAAGGTTGGAAAGGCCCAAGCCATAGGAACAACCATGGATATCTCAGTAACGCTATTTAATAGCATCTTTGATAACAAAACAAATAGGCGCGTTGATCTTTATGATTTTGATGCGTTCGAACGTGTCTTATACGATCTTGCTGAAGTACCGAGAGCGAGTAAAAAAGATGCGGAATTGATGTCACCTGCAACTTATCATTCTAACACTACACGTGCTAATAAGAACGTAATTGAATGGTCAGGTTGGTGTGCAGTTGATGTTGATGACTTTGAATTTAATGGGGATTTAAAAAATGAATTGGTTAATCGCTTTAGTTCTTATCGCTGGATTTGCTACTCTACTGCAAGCAGTACGAGTTCTTCTCCAAAGTTTCGCCTTGTCTTCCCGCTTAGACAAGCAGTACGGTCGGAGCGAATCAAATCTTTCTGGTATGCTCTCCAAACTGAACTCGGTGACCTCGGAGACAAACAAACTAAAGACTTGTCACGTATGTATTACATCCCTGGAAAGTACGCTAGTGCTGATAATTTCATATTTAGTCATCGCGATGGTGACTTTATTGATCCAAATGTTCTTATAAACAAATATCCAATGGCAGAGAAACCTTCTGGTAATTCTTTCTTTGATCGCTTACCAGAAAAAATGCAGAAAGAAATAATTGAACATCGTAAGTCTAGTCTAGATAATAACAATGTTCATTGGTCATCTTATCGCGATTGTCCGTTCTTTCCTCGTAACCTAGAGAATGAATATCGAGCAATCTCAAATACAGGTTGGTATCATAAGATGTATCAAATTATGGTTGCTCTTGCTGGTAATGCAATTAAGAATAAGTATCCTATTACTGCTAATGAGATTTCTGTTCTATGTAGAGAACTTGATATGGACACTGGTAATTGGTATGCAAATAGACCAATCGATAAAGAAGCTGATCGTGCCCTTGAATACGTATACAAAAATATGTAAAAAAAAAACAAATAAGTGAAAAAAACTGTGTACATTCCCTCTTTTCTAGTGTATAATATATTTAATGATTGAAAAAGAGGAGTATATCATGTTCGTAGATCTTCAAAACCTTATCAACAACTGGAACCAAATGGCTAAAGAAGATTGGGCCATTGAAGGTGACATGTCGGATATGTATGAGCAGGACGCTAAAGACGGTCAGCGCGTTCTCGATTATCTTACTAATCCAGGTGAGGCTATGATTGATGCAGCTAGTTCGGCAATTTCTTCGCTGGATACTTCACCTCGCGAAGCTATCGTCATGGCAATTTATGCTGACACTAGTGCAGACTTTGTTCGCGAACTTGGTTGGGAGATCAACTAATGAAGAACACATTTAAAGTTGGCGATTGGGTATTAACGTCTCATGGTAAATCTAAAATCAAAAAGATTGAGATTTGCGAAAAGCCCGGCGAAAAATATGGAATCGTCGTTAAAAAAATGTTTACAAATCTACTAGATCAGTGTATAATAGATCTAGAAAATGGTCATTGGACCTATGGCACAGAAGTGGAGTTAGTTAATGACTGAGGAGCAACTTCAAGAAAAAGCTTGGGCCATTCACCAGTGGATGGATCGCAATCGTCATAATCATTGGGTACGTAGAGTCGGTGAAATTTGGCTCGCAAATCTGTGGAGAAAGTAATGAAATATTCCCTTAAAGTGCTGCAACGTGCAGCTGAAATTCAAGCTAAGAAGAGTAATGATTATCAAAATCCAAACTCTCGTATCAAGCAAGCAGACTATTATGTTCGCGGCTGTTCGACTATTCTTGATACAATTCATGCTAAAGTTCTTCGTATGCAATCTGTATGTGAAGCAATGGAAAGTGATGCTGAGTATTCTCAAAACTTTGAATCTCTCGAAGACTCTTGCCTTGATCTAATTAACTATGCATCGTTCTTTGCATCTTATATGAACGGTGAAATGGAAGGTCAAGATCCTAATCGTGATATGTTCAATCGACCAAAGGTGGGTATTAATGATGAAAGTGAATGATATTCGGGAGTATTTTATCAATGAACTTCAAGCTGAAAACTACACAGTGGACAGAACTGGACAAAAAACTATTGAGCTCATCGGGGCTTCTTTCACAGCAGACGAAGAAACAATCTTCGGTACAGTCAACGAAGAATATGTCGAAGCTGAAATTAATTGGTATAAGTCTGGTTCTACTAATATCAATGACATCTATAAGTGGCCTAATTATCCTCATGATAAAGCACCACCAATAGCATGGCAATATTCTGCTAATGATCATGGCGAAATCAATAGTAATTATGGTCATTTGATTTACTCCGATAAATACTATGGTCAGTATCATATGGCACTTGATGAGCTACTTCGTAATATGGATTCTCGTCGCGCAACAATGGTATATAACCGTCCAGCTATCTGGACAGAATATGATGAACATGGTAAAAATGATTTTATATGTACTAATGCTGTCACTTATTATCTTCGCAATGGCGCAATCAACGCTGTGGTCCAAATGCGATCAAACGATGTTGTGTTCGGATATAAAAATGACTATGCTTGGCAGCTTCATGTTTTAAATGAGTTTGTAGAGGATTATAATGCGTGCTATCTTGACAAAGCTTGGGATTCTGACTACAGAAAAGAAATGGAAGTCGGAACAATTACCTGGCAAGTCCAAAACCTCCACGTCTACGAGCGACACTTCAACCTCGTCAAATAAGTGGGATATAAGATACCTTGCGCTAGCAGAACAGATTTCTAAATGGTCTAAAGATCCGTCTCGGCAAATTGGTGCTGTTGCGGTAGGATCAAAGGGACAAGTTCTTGCACAAGGTTACAACGGCTTTCCGCGTGGTATTGATGATAGTCTTACTACCTATTATGATAGAGAAAAAAAATATCAAAGGGTAGTTCATGCAGAAATGAACGTAATATTTAATGCTACATACAACGGTGTATCACTAGATCGTGCCACACTATATGTACACGGTTTACCAGTATGTAGCGAATGTGCAAAGGGTATTATCCAGGTTGGGATCAAAAGAGTTGTTATGCCAGCACAAGATATTCCAGATCATTGGAAAGATTCATGGGAATTAACAAAAACATTTTTCGAGCAAGCAGGAGTTAGATATGAATTCGTATGAAAGTCATGAACAATATATGTCGCGTCGAATAAAAGAGGAAGACTCTAAACTTGGTGTTAATACTGAGTATACCAACATGCGATTAACAAAAGAACTTGAAGAAGTTAGAAAAGATATTAAGCAGCTTCAAATTGATGTGGCTCATATGATGAATAAGTATGAGTAAAGTTTTAAATTAAAAAAAGGTTTTATTATGAAGATTTTGATTACTGGTATGAATAAGCAGCAATGCACAGAGGATTTCTATAAGACGTCCCAACTAAAAGTCATGCCTTCCCATGTGTCTTTAATTGCGTGCCTTCGTGATATGGGGCATGAAGTTGAACAGCGCATTGTAACTATTGGCGAAGATCTAAGCTCTTATGATAAAATCATCTGCTATATTCATAATCCATCTGGATTTGCGGGGTTTGTCTATAACGCATTATGGCTACTTGGAACTCGTCAAGACAATATAATCTTAGCATTTGATGACTGGCAAACAGACAGCATTTACAAAGGCCTAATGGGTTTGCAAGAAGATGGTAAGATGTTTAGACAGTTTGTAAAAGATAGTCATAAGCATGTTCCAGACAATGTTGAAGAATATGAGACAGTATTTAATAAAGGTCTTGCCGTAGTTGCAGCTAAGAAACTTCCTATGTTGATTAGTGCATTTGCTAATGGAAAGCTTTCTCTGTTAATTGATTATCCTGAAGAATTGCTTTTTCCCTTCAATCCAAATCCATATCATATTAACCTGCAGTCTAATTTTAATCCTATGTTTGACGAAAAGCAGAAAGTATTTAACTACGCAGGCCTTATCCAAGATAAGACAAAGAAGTGGATTAAAGATCAGAACATTGGTGACTGGGAACTAAAGAAGTATGGATCTCGTAAAGATGGTCAAGATCGTGTAATTGAACCAGAAATGGTTAATATCTATGGTCAGCAATGGGGAGTTCTCATGCCTGGTTATTTTCACGCTGGTTCAGGTTGGTGGAGAGCACGTCCTTTACAAGTTGCTGATGCTGGTTCTATTCTTATCGGTGATTGGAAAGAAATGGTTATCTATTATGATGACGATGAACTTGCTTCTCTTAAGGCACATGAAATTACTATGATGTCAGATAAACAGCTTGAAGATGTGGCAGAAGCCCAAAAACAAGCCATATATAATACTCACCCGCTGGATAAAGGTATCGAGCAGGAAGAGCTAAGAAAGGTATTATACGCATGAATATTCTAGTAGTAGGTGCTGGATTTGCTGGAGCAACTGTTGCTCGTATGTTAGCAGAAGCTGATCATCAAATTACTGTTATTGATAGTAGAGATCATGTAGCCGGCAATGCATATGACTATATTAATCAGTATGGCATTCGAGTTCACAAATATGGTCCGCATATTTTCCACACAAATAATAAGAAGGTCTATGATTGGTTGAATCAGTTTACAACATGGGTACCATATAAGCATAAGGTAAAAGCTGTACTTAAAGATGGTAAGTATGTTACTTTACCGGTAAATAAAGAAACAAAAAGAGTTGTTGGTGAAGATAAAATTATCGATACGTTCTTTAGACCTTACACGTATAAAATGTGGGGTAAAACCATCGAAGAACTCGATCCCAGTATTTTAAATCGTGTTCCAGTAAGAGATGATGATAACGAATATTATTTTCCTAACGACGAATATCAAGCCATGCCAAAAGATGGTTATACAGATATGGTACAAAATATTCTAGATCATGAAAATATTACTGTTAAGTTGAGTACGCTATTTGGTCATAAGATGGAAGAAGATTATGATCACATTTTTAATTCTTCTCCAATTGATGTATATTTTCATCATAAGCACGGTGAATTACCATATCGGTCTATTAAGTTTCATGATGTGACAATCCCATCTCCAAGAGTATTGCCTACAGCAACTGTAAACTTTACACATGACGGTCCATATACTCGTTATACAGAATGGAAAAACTTTCCTTCTCATGGCGATAATCCACGTTATACGACTCTTACTTACGAAGAGCCATGTGACTATCGAGAAAATAATAAAGAGCGTTATTATCCAGTTAAAGATGTTGATGGTAAGAATCGCAAAATCTATGAAAAGTACAAGTCAATGGTTAAAGAAAATATGACATTCATTGGTCGCTGTGGAATGTACGTATATGTAGATATGCATCAAGCTATTAATTCATCAATGACAACAGCAGAGAAATTTATTGAGGCAAACAAATGAGAGTAGCAATTACAGGTTCAAGTGGCTTTATTGGTGGTCACTTAAAACAAAGACTGACAAATGAAGGTCATAAAATTGTAGAATGGGATACTAATATCGATAGACCTATCGAATCCTTTAAAACAGACAGAGTAGATTATGTAGTTCATCTTGCTGCATATGCAGACGTAAGAGCAAGTATTGATGATCCTGATAAGTATTGGGAAAATAATGTAATTAATACAACCCGTATTCAGCGTATGTGTCACAAAGAAAATATTCCACTTCTTTATGCATCCTCTTCATGTATTCACAATTGGTGGTTATCACCATACGGTGTAAGCAAAAAAGTAAATGAAGAAACCGCTTATGATCGACAAGTAGGTTTACGATTTACAACAGTCTATGGCGAAGGCGCACGTGACACTATGTTGATCGGTCGACTTGTTTCAGGTAATATTAGGTATCTAACAGAACACGTAAGAGATTTTGTACATGTAAGCGATGTAGTAAATGCAATTTGTATCTTAATGTCATACGATATTGGAGAACTAAAACCAGCATATGATATCGGTACAGGTAAAGGTAATGTTGTTGCAACTCTTGGAGAAATTGCTGGATATGGGCATCTTCCAATTATGTCTGGTGATGTGTGTGAAGCACAAGATAATACTGCAGACATTACCGACATGTCGAAACTTGGATGGAAACCCACCGTTGATGTAAAAGAATTCTTGCATCAAATTTGTTTAGATGGAATACCAGTTTAGTGTGTACATTTTCATCAAGTTGTGATATAATTATACATAATTAATTCAGGAGAATTGTATGTCAATTATGGATAAACTCAAGAAGAATAGTAAAGTCAAAGAAACTGCTATTCTTTCTAAATCTAAATTTTTTAACAAGAAGGATATGGTACTAACAGATGTCCCTATGATTAATGTTGCCTTATCTGGTTCCGTGGATGGCGGACTTACACCTGGACTTACAGTCTTAGCAGGTCCATCCAAACATTTTAAAACTTCGTTTGCTCTTATCATGGCAGCAGCATATATGAAGAAGTACCCTGAATCTGTTATGTTGTTTTATGATTCAGAGTTTGGTTCACCACAAGAATACTTCAAGCAGTTCAATATTGATACAGATCGTGTTCTTCATACACCTATTAAAAATGTAGAAGAACTTAAATTCGATCTAATTGGTCAATTAGAAAACCTTGAACGTGGTGATAAAGTTATTACAGTTATTGATTCAATCGGCAATCTAGCATCTAAAAAAGAAATGGATGATGCTATTAATGAGAAGTCAGTAGCAGATATGTCTAGAGCAAAAGCACTTAAAGGTTTGTTCCGTATGACAACACCATACTTAAACATGAAAGATATCCCTTTGATTGCTGTTAATCATACATACCAAGAAATGGGTTTGTTTCCTAAGGCTGTTGTTTCGGGTGGAACAGGTATTTACTATTCTGCTGATAATATCTGGATTCTTGGTCGTCAGCAAGATAAAGTTGGTACCGAAATCAAAGGCTATCACTTTGTCATTAATGTAGAGAAATCCCGTTATGTTAAAGAAAAGTCAAAGATTCCTATTTCTGTGTCTTGGGAAGGTGGAGTACAAAAGTGGTCTGGTTTGCTTGACGTTGCTATCGAAGGTAAATATGTCGCTAAGCCGTCTAATGGCTGGTATTGCAGGGTTGACCAACAGACTGGTGAATTACTTGAGCCAAAAGTACGAGAAAAACAAACTTTAGAAGAAGAATTCTGGACTCCTATCTTTAAGGATGGATTTGGTAATTACCTTAAAAAGAAGTATGCGATTGTGAGTGATAATGATTGAGCTAAAAGATTATGAATTAATTCCTTCTGAAGAAGATGGTCAAGCGTGGAATGTAAGACTATTAACCGGTCCATTTACTGAAACAGTTCTTCGTTTCGGATCGATCTCATTCAATGAAATTGAAGAAGGTATGATGTCCTTTAATTTTCATATTGTATATTCTCCAGATGAAAATCTTACAACAGAAGTTGTAGAGTTACAAGAGTATGCAGGAGATTTATTGCAAGCAATTATTAGAGACGGAATCGAATCTGGTTCAGTTATTACAAAAGAGACAGATGAATGAAAATACTAGTAATGGGATTACCTGGTTCAGGTAAAACATGGCTAGCTGAAAGATTACAGTCTTATTTAGACTGTGCTTGGTATAATGCTGATACTGTTCGTAAAATGGCAAATGACTGGGACTTCTCTCCTGAAGGAAGAGTACGACAAGCAAATCGCATGAGAACATATGCTGATTATGAGAAATCTTATAATAGAACTGTTATCTGTGACTTTGTTTGTCCTACTCGAGCAACAAGAGAAGCTTTTAATCCAGACTTAGTTATTTGGTTAAATACTATTAGCTTAAGTAAATTTGAAGATACTAATGATATCTTTGAAAGACCTGCGTTAGTCGATTGGGTGATCGATAATTACCTAACGGACGAACAAATACTAGCAATTGCAGAGGATATTAAAAACTATGTCGTTTGATTGGACAAAACCTACTGTGCAAATGCTAGGAAGATGGCAGCCATGGCACCCAGGTCACACAGAATTATTTAAGCGTATTCATACTATATCTAATCAAGTTTGTATTATGGTTAGAACACTACCTTCTTCAGATGACAACCCTTTTGATATTAATCAGGTATCATCAAGAATTTCTATTGAATTAAATAAAGAAGGGTTTACAAGCGGTGTTGATTATGTTATAATACAAGTACCAAATATAACTAACATCAGTTATGGCCGTGATGTTGGCTATACATTTACTGAGCACGATCTTGGCGAAAAGGTACATAACATTTCAGCCACAAAGATTAGAGCCAAAATGAGAGAAGAGGGAACTCTTGCAAGCTAATATAGAACAAACTATTCTACGTAATTTGTTAACAGATGAAAAGTACATGCGTAAAGTACTACCTTTCATCAAGCCAGATTATTTCCAAGGCGCTTACCGGTCTCTCTTCAAAGAGGCTGGTAAATACGTCGGTAAATATAATAATTTACCTACCGCCGAGTCTCTTGTTATTGAATTGCAAGAGTCATCCAATATGTCTGACGAACAATTCCAAATGTCAATGGATATTGTTCCTCAGCTTTTTAGTACAGACGTTGTTGATCAAGATTGGTTGCTTGATGCTACAGAAAAATGGTGTCAAGACCGTGCATTATATAACGCTGTAATGGAATCCATCTCTATCATCGATGGTAAACATGAAAGTCTTACTAAGAATGCCTTGCCCGATATTCTATCACAAGCACTTGGTGTTTCTTTCGATAAAAATGTAGGTCACGATTATGTCGAAAACGCAGAAGAAAGATACGAATTCTATCATAAAGAAGAAGACCGTCTACCTTTTGATCTCGAATTTTTTAACTCAATCACAAAAGGAGGCGTCCCACGTAAGACTCTTAATATATGTCTTGCTGGTACTGGTGTCGGTAAATCTCTCTATATGTGTCATGTTGCTGCAGCTGCTCTAGCTGAAGGTCGTAATGTTCTATACATTACAATGGAAATGGCAGAAGAAAGAATCGCTGAACGTATTGATGCTAATCTTCTTAATGTCCCCATTGATCAACTCGAGAATTTATCGAAAGATCTCTTTACTACAAAGGTTAATAACTTAGCAACAAAAACAAATGGTAAGTTAATCATTAAAGAATATCCTACTGGCTCTGCACATACTGGTCACTTTAGAGCTTTACTTAATGAACTAAAGCTGAAGAAGCAATTTGAGCCTGATGTTATCTTCGTTGATTATCTTAACATCTGTTCTTCAGCTCGTATGAAAGGAATGGGTGGTGCAATCAACTCATATAATTACATTAAAGCAATTGCTGAAGAGTTACGTGGCCTTGCAGTCGAGTTCGACGTACCGCTCTTCTCTGCAACGCAAACGACTCGTTCTGGTTATTCTAACTCGGATGTTGGGCTTGAAGATACCTCCGAGTCTTTTGGATTACCCGCGACCGCGGATCTAATGTTTGCTTTGATCTCTACCGAAGAACTAGAACAAAGTGGACAACTTATGGTCAAACAGTTGAAGAATAGATATAATGATCCTACACATAACAAAAGATTTGTGATTGGTGTAGATCGTGCAAAGATGCGACTGTATGACGTTGACGAAAGAGAACAAACATTAACTGACGATACGCCGGTGTTTGATCAAACTGAAACAGGAAAAAGATTTGAGGATTTTAAGCTATGACACCATTCTATACAGAAATCCCACCAAAAGACAAATGGTGGAGCCACTACTGTTCTAAAAACCAAGATGTAATGAGTTTCCAAAAAGGTTACGAATGCGATTGGTGTGGTATGACCGAAGAATTAGTTGAACATAATAAACAAAAAATCGATTATATGAACAAATACATGGAATGGCGAAAAGATGAAAGTAAGACTGATTAGTTATAGTCAACCAGTAAAAGGAGAACTTTATGTCGGTGATAACATCCAAGAGCTCGTTGCTTATTGTGCCCGTGTCTCCAATCCGTCGAACCAAGCCAACCACGAAACGTCCGAAAAATTACTCTCATACCTTGCTAAACACAAGCACTGGTCGCCGTTTGAAATGGTTAGCGCTTGCTTAGAGATTACTACAACTCGTGATATTGCAAGACAAATTCTAAGACATCGATCATTTTCTTTCCAAGAATTTTCTCAAAGATACGCAGAGCAAACCGAATTTTCTAACTTTAAAGAAGCACGCTTGCAAGACTCAAAAAATAGACAAAATTCTATTACAACCGAAGATGCTGATTTAAAACTAGAATGGTTAAAAAAACAATCTGAAGTTGCTCTTACTGTTAGAGACTCTTATCAATGGGCATTAGATAATGGAATTGCAAAAGAGCAAGCTAGAGCTGTTCTTCCGGAAGGTATGACGACATCTACAATGTATATGAACGGCACTCTTCGATCATGGATGCATTACATCGAGCTTAGATCCGGTATAGAAACACAGAAAGAACATAGAGAAGTTGCTATTGAATGTGCTAATAAGCTAGCGCCAATCTTTCCTCTTATGAAAAAAATTACAAGTAGTTGATTTCATTTAAAAAGAAAATGCACTTTTTAGTGTACATTTGCACTAGAATAGTGTATAATAATATCAACAATTGGAAAAGAGGAGTATATCATGTTTTTTCTTAAAGAGAAGTTCGTCAACGACGGTCCTTATCTTCGCTATCGTACAGTCGAAGAGCCTTACGGTAAGATCGTAGGTCGTTGGAAGTATGGTCGCGGTTTCATTACTAAGGCAATCTTTAAGAATTGGTTGATCAAGTCTGGTATGCCTATCGAAGCTTACTTTAAAGCTATCGAAAAAGGGCATGCACCTCTCGACATCATGCGTCATATCGATCAAGACTTCTTCGATGCTAAGCGCGCAGCTTGGAACAAGAAGATGTATGAGCAAGGTTACCAGCAGTGGAGAGCTTCTAATGCTTAAGCATCTTTTTGTTATTAGTTGTACTGCAGCTTTTATTGGTGGATTTGTTACAGGCAAATCTGCTTTTGCATCTGCTCATACTGAACTTGATGCTCAAGTTAATTGTCTAGCAGACAACATTTATTGGGAAGCTCGCAATCAACCAACAAAAGGTATGATTGCTGTAGCACTTGTTACTCGTAATCGTGTATTTGATACTCGTTATCCAGATACATACTGTGGCGTTGTTGAACAAGGCCCAGTTCGCGAAAGTTGGAAAAAGAATGGCACTTACTATCCCGTGCGCAACCGCTGTCAATTTAGTTGGTATTGCGACGGTAAATCCGATAAAATTCCAAAAGTTGATTTAGATGTATATGAGTTAGCTCGTATTATTGCTTTTAAAATAATTGCTGGCGCATCTATAAGAGACTTTACAAAAGGTGCCACACACTATCATGCTACTTATGTGCTGCCAGCATGGGCTGAATCAAAGACAAAGACCGTACAAATTAAAGACCACATTTTTTATCGATGGGAGAAATAATAATGCCATATCCAGTAATTGACACAGGACCTACTGTTGACTTTAAATTTGATGAAGAAACTCTCTGTGATGAGCTTCTCGACTATATCACTAGTACATATGATTCACACTATGCAACTGAAAGCTTTCAAGCCACCGAGTTTATTATCGATGGTGGACATGGTACAGGCTTTTGTATAGGGAATATTCTTAAGTACGCGCAGCGCTACGGAAAGAAGGGCTCGCGTAAAGACGCTCGGAAAGACTTAATGAAGGTTCTTCACTACGCGATAATTCAACTTTACGTGCATGACCTTGAGGAACAATCGAACCTTTCTGACGATTAATCATAGTATTTGCATATTCAATATCAAATTTAATTCCCTCGAGATTACCGTGATAGGCATCTAAGCTAAGCTTATGTCTCATCGCGGTAATTCTTGCTTTTAATTGTACATCAATCATATATATTAACTCCGCTTCCTTCTTTTATATATTTAGGAACACAGTATGCTGTTGCTCTGTCTCTTGGATCCATCCAGTCGATAGAACCATAGTTACCATATCTTCTTGTCATTTCACTAGCAAAGTAATTACATTCTACGATACTACGAAAATACATATCATTAGAAATAAGACGACGACTGTCGCCGGTGCCTAGATATAGTTGTAAAAGAAATACGTGAATTAATTCCATTACTTTAAGCTTTCTTCTAAGCTTTCCATCATTTCTAGTATATTAGGTCTATCTTTTTCTGGTTCGTATACACATTGTATTTGCCGAGGACAATATTCGAATTTATCGATAAAGATTGTTTCGGTTGTATTGTTTGCACCCATATATAGACATATTTTTTGATTGCGTACAACTTTTCTCTTGGCTAATCTACATACAACCATCTTTTTTTCTTCAATAATTCCTCTCCACAGTTTCTGCATTGGAGTCCATGAGTCAGATGTGCGAGCACGATCCTCTACTCCATGACTTGACCATGCACTATTAGGAATAATGAATAAGCAAAAAAGAATAGAAAAAAGAATTAGTAGGGTGTTACCTATACGCACATACCATTTCATATTCCGTGATGCCAATCATATAATAATTTAACTGCCCAAACAAAACCGCCACAAGAAACAATACCGAATAAAGTAATAGCTGTCCATTCTACAAATTTACGTCGACGCTCAGCCTGCTTATAAATTGTTTCTTTACGTCTCTTACGTATTTCTACTTCCATGCGTACTAGTTCATCCCACTTAGATCTGCCTAATGTAAGACTAATGAACTGTTGTAATTCATACCTCATGTCTTCTGCTTTTTTCTTAGCAGCAAACGCTTGCATGGCTTCTTCTTCGACTGACCCTTTAAATGCTAGTTTCTTAAATATTGGAGGATTTTTTGCTTGTCGTTCGGCTTCAGATAAATCTGACATGGCACTCATCCAGCGACCAAGGTCACCTGCCATTTGCTCGATATCTCTACCGACTGCAAATCCTTTTTTAAGTACACCAAAGGCTGCACTCGCCGTTGCCAGTGCTGATACTGGATCTACCATGATTACCTCATTTTAATGGTTAACCATGATATATTTCAATTAAAAATATAGTTCGCTCTTAGCTTTATTTATATGTTTACAATACCGGAAAAATGTAGTATAATATATAGTATATAGTGATGAAACAGACCGAAAGGTAGGCCGGACGCGGGGGCAGTACCCGCCGCCTCCACCATAAACACAGGGTGAATGATGCAACCGTGGCATTTATTTCTCGGAGTATTGTTACTTTTATTTTCGGGATTCCTTTACGAATATGGCAAAGGAAACGAACGAATAGGAAATAAAACTTTTCTTACTCCTGTGTTTATGATGGGGGCGAAATAGGATCGACGGATATTGGATAGGAACGTGGAGCTATCCCGCGCAAGCTGGGTTAACGCAAGACATGACTAAATGCAAACGATAACTTTGCTCCTGAGATGCGCTTAGCTGCGTAATCTGTGGGTTGGCCACTTACCTAGAAACAGAAAAGTGGTATTTACCTTACTTTATGCCATTCTGAGATGTCATCAGTATCTTTAGTCATGTACTTACTGATACATGCTAAAACCAATTTGCCACCCGGACTATTATCTATCACAACCCAATCGTTTGAGCCTGAAGGTGATTTCACTACATCACCTCTCACTAAAACCTTATGTCCCACTTTTTCTTGTAAGTTCATACAGAACTCCTTTTTTAGTTGCAGGTATCTAGTATTTATCTAAAAAAAATTTAAAAAAGTGCAAATTAACTGTTTACTTTTAGAGAAAAATAGTGTATAATATATCTATAAAATGAAAAGAGGAGATAAGAATGGGTAAAGTTAAGTCAATGTTGATGGACAACCAAGACGCTTTGTACGAGATCGTAGATCTTCAAGATTGCATTTCAGGTGCTGAGTGTGTGGCTGAGTTTCACTACAACGTCACCGAAAAAGGTGGTCTTGCTTTCCAAGAGTGGCTCGATGAAGTGGGCAAATCAACTGCTAACTACATTCTTAACGATGCATGGAACGAATTTTGGGGTAACTATGTTTAAGTTTCTTGTAGGTACCTTTGGTATGTTGCTAGTTGCATCTCTTCCAATTATGTTGGTATGGTAATGAAAAACCCTGTTGCTAAATATCTGATGTGTGCATATGCATATTATGAAGAGGACAATCCTCTTATCTCAGACGCAGAGTTTGATGAGCTAGGTAAATGGCTTTTTGAAAACTATGACAGTGTCGAGCATATGCATAAGCATCTAATCACAATGGGCGATCTAGAAGCTGGTACATTTCTTGGTGAATATCCACAGATGGTAATTGGTGCAGTTAAAAATTATAGAAAAAAATTCAAATAAGTGTAAATTAACTGTGTACATTTGCTGAGAAATAGTGTATAATATATCTATAAAATGAAAAAAGCTGAGGAGCTAAACATGTTGAAAAAAGATGATATTGCAAAGATCTATGCCATTCTAAATAAAATGGAAGGCGATGATTTTAATACCGTTGCTCGTATGTTTAACGAAGCACGGAAAATGAGTGAAGCGAATACTGCTCGCTCTTTTGCAACTGGCCAAAAAGTAAAATGGGTCAGTAGCAAAGCAGGTGCAATGACTGGTACCGTTACGAAAGTCAATCGTAAAACTATCAAAGTTAAAACTGCCGCAGGTATGTGGTCTGTTTCACCTTCCCTTTTAAAAGCAGCTTAAGGAGCTATATTATGAATGAAGTTTTGATTTTACTTACTGGGTTCTTCCTAGGCATTGCGATGATGATGATCATCGATTCTTTCACTATCCTGAGAGGTAACAAATAATGGCACATATGGTTGAAACAATGGCTTATGCAGGTGAAGTTCCTTGGCATGGGCTTGGTGTACCGGTCTCAAACGATTTGACTCCAGTACAAATGATGGATAAAGCTGGTCTGAACTGGAATGTTCGTGAGCTTGAATCTTTTGTTGAGTTTGACGGTAAGCGTATGGCTACTGGTCAAAAGTCGCTTATTCGTGAAACCGATGGTCGCATTCTCACCAACGTTGGTGCAGATTGGAATCCAGTACAAAACGAAACTGCCTTTGAATTCTTCAATGAATACGTAATGGCAGGTGATATGGAAATGCATACAGCTGGTTCTCTCAAAGATGGTCAAATGGTATGGGCTCTTGCCAAAGTTAAAGAGTCTTTCGATCTCTTTGGTGGAGATCAAGTTGATTCGTATCTTCTGTTCTCTAATCCTCATCAGTATGGTAAAGCAATCGATATTCGCTTTACACCTATTCGTGTAGTCTGTAACAACACTTTGACAGTTTCGCTCGATAGCAAAACTGATAACTCTGTCAAGATCGGTCATCGTACTGAATTCGATGCAGACACTGTTAAAGAAACTCTTGGTATTGCTAGCTCAAAGTTGAATACATATAAAGAGTATGCAGAGTATCTCGGTAAAAAGCGCTTTACTGCTGATTCGCTTATTGAGTACTACAACGAAGTTTTCCCTCGTACATCTGATAAGCGTGTACAGGATAAAAATCTTTCTGTAGATACACTGTCTCGTAATGCTAAGCTTGCTTACGATGCTCTCGAAGAACAGCCAGGCGCAAAGTATGCCGAAGGTTCTTGGTGGCAGGCATTTAACTCTGTCACATACATTACCGATCATGTACAAGGTCGTAATGCTGATAACCGTTTGTATTCCTCTTGGTTCGGTGGAAATCAAGCTCGTAAAACTAACGCCTTGCAAAAGGCACTTGAAATGGCAGAGGTTGCCTAAGGAGGGCATATATTATGAATACCTATACACGTGAACAACTCGAAGCAATGATTGAATTTGCGTCAAATAAACTTAACCAACTTGAAGAACAGCCGGAAATTGTTCTCAATTCTAAAGGTGCTGTTACATTCAAAAATTTGAAAGTAACTAAAGTAAATGGAAAGTCGCTTATTCTTTCAGATGTTGATGGAAATCAGTATTTGTTCCAAGGTAAACCACACAAAAATGGTATTACCAGCGGTGCACGAATTAATGTAAGAGTCGCATAATGACAGATGGCCCTTTCAAAGAAGCTCTTGATAAGCTTCCAACCCAAGGAGTGTATCAGCACTCCTTGGTAACCTATAAGTATGTAAGTGGTCAGCTTACAAAAACTACTGACACCCGCACATATTCAGCTGATGGTGATTATGTAGATACATATACTAGTGAACCAATTGGAAAAGGAAGCTCAGTATGAGTTATGAAAGAAGTGTGATGAGAGATACCAAAGCAATTGCAATGGGTCTTCCTCGAGTAAATGCTGAGATTGCCCTTTGGGAAGGCAATCAAAAGAAGACGAAATCAATTCGTCATCGACTTTGGAGATTGTATGAAGCGCAGAAGCACCTTACACAATCACCGGAGGATTCCAAATCTTTGGTAGAACAACTGAGAGAAATCAATGAAAGCACATAAACTTGATATGATAGCCGCATGGGCTAAAGAAAACGGTATTAAAGGTTATGAACACCTTGATCCTAAAGAAGTAAACAAACGGCGCACATACGGAGTAAAAAGTTCTCTAGAGCGACAAAGAAAAGCACAAGAAGAAAAGCACCGCTAAGGTGCTTTTTTTATTTACAAAAATATATAAATAAGGTATAGTTACACATTAGGAGTTAATAATGAAAACTTTTTCATCATATAATTTCCATTTAAAGGAGATGGCATTGGCTAATGTAGCAGATCTAGATCCAGCTTTTCTAAAAAGAGCACAGCGAATCACTTCTTTTAATTTGAAAGGTGACGACTTTACTTCATTAAAATATAAAGCTGAAATTCAGCATTTGTTTCATGTCCATTTCTTTGAAGGATTTGATTTAGATAGCACTATTAAAGGTCAGCCTACCACTAGAAAAATTAATGCATTGGTGAAAGAACTGAAACAAATTAATCGTACTAATTTTAATGCCTTACATTCTTATAATCTGAAGGGTGTAGGACCAGCTGAAGCTACACTATTCTTTCTTCTTGATGACGGTCATTTAGGAGGAGGATCCTCGGCTGGACTCGACTTGGTTGTAGGTACTAAAGGATATGAAGTAAAAGCTGGTGATTACAGTGCTCCTCGAGGTGAACAAAAAAAGTACTTTAAGAATTTTAAACTGGGTGGTACAGTGCCTTTAGATAAAATTGTATCTAAAGCATTTAGATTAAGAGATGCTGACTCTAGAATTAAAAGTTTAGCCACTGAAAAAAACGGCGTAAGTAGTGCTCAGATTAAAGCTATTATGCAAAATGATGCATTAGCTTCACAATGGAAAAAAGATGTTGAAACTCCTTACATTAAATTAGCACATAGTTACTTAACAAAGAATGACTTGATATGTATGATAAACACTACACCCGCAGCACAAAAAGGTGAATGTTTATATATCGGTAAACCAAGATTAAATCAAGTTCATTTAGATGTAATTACTCAAGGAACAATTAAACCTAAGTTGGACGTATAATGGCACAGTATTCAGTAAGTAGAAAAGATCACTTTAACGCCGCTAATAATGATTTGCATGAAGTCATGATGTTGGCTAGAAAAGATGGTACTGTTAATAACGGTGCTAATCCAGCCGGAATGGCTGTTGATGCATTCGGTAGAGCAAGAGTGTCTATGCCTCTTACCTTGTTTGATTCATCACATCGATTTGCAGATAATGATTTATTTACTGAAGATACCACCGGCGATGGGGCATCTGCCTTCGATGCGAATGAAGGCCTTGTTAATATGACTGTCGGCACTGCATCTGGTGCTGAGATTATTAGAGAAACAAATAAAGTTTTCTCTTATCAGCCAGGTAAATCTTTACAAAATCTTAACACATTTGTATTTGAACCAGCAAAAGCCAATCTTAGACAGAGAGTTGGCTATTTTGGGGAAAAGAACGGTATTTACTTAGAGCTAGATGGAACAGATCTTTATGTGGTTGAAAGATCTTCTGTTACTGGTTCAACAGTCAATACTCGAATTGCGCAAAGCAATTGGAATATAGATCCACTAGATGGAACTGGAATATCAGGAGTCACTCTTGATTTGTCAAAAGCCCAGATTCAGTTTATTGATATTGAATGGCTAGGATTAGGAACAGTCAGAACCGGATTTGTTATTAATGGAGAATATATCCATTGTCATTCATTCCACCATGCAAATATTAATAACACGACCTATATTACAACCGCATCACTGCCATTAAGATATGAACTGACAAACACTGGCCTGACTGCAACAGCATCTACAATGAAACAGGTATGTAGTACTGTTATTTCAGAAGGTGGATATGAGTTAAGAGGCAGGCAGCAGGCAGTTGAGACTCCTATTTCAACACCAAGAGATTTAACAGTTGCAGCCACTTACTATCCAGTCATTTCGATAAGATTAAAAAGTACACCAGATAGACTCGACGCTATCGTTATTCTAACAGCATTAAGTATATTAGGTGTAGGTAATAATGGATATTTTAATTGGAGAGTTATTGCGGGTGGCGATACAACCGGTGGTACATGGACAAGTGCAGATGCAAACTCTGCTGTAGAATATAATTTAGGTGGTACATCATTCTCATTTACCGGTTCACGAACTCTTGCAAGTGGATTTATTGCATCGACTACACAATCCGCCGGTTCTATTGATATTCTAAAGGAAGCACTTTTTAAATTCCAACTTGAAAGAGACACCTTTGCCTCTAAAGCAGAAGAGCTTACACTGGTTGTTGCTGCAAAAACCTCAGGCGATGATGTATATGCATCTCTCGATTGGGAGGAAATTACAAGATAATGAAGTCGTTTAGCAATTTTATTACCGAACAAAAGAATACTCATATGACTCACATCGAGGATAAGGTTATCTATGGTGGTGTCAAAGGGACGCGTGAAGCAATCCTCGCATTGCGTTCTTTACGAGATACATTAGGAGGTGTACATGAAGGTTCTATCTCTGTTAAATGGGATGGTGCGCCGGCTGTTTTCGCCGGTACTGATCCAAGAGACGGCAAATTTTTTGTTGCTAAGAAGGGGATTTTTAATAAATCACCAAAAATCTATAAGACTGATGCTGATATCGATGCTGATACTAGCGGCGATCTTAATGCAAAACTAAAGCAAGCTCTTCGTTATTTACCTGCACTCGGAATTAAAGGAGTGATTCAAGGTGACTTCTTATATGGTCCAGGTGACGTAAAAACAGAAAGAATCAAAGGAAAGAACTATGTTACTTTTCACCCTAACACAATTGTTTATGCGGTGCCTGCAGGCACGGAAATGGCCAAGGAGATCAAAGCAAGCAAAATAGGAATTGTTTGGCATACCGCATATTCGGGTAAAACATTCGAGACGATGAAAGCATCATATAATTTTGATGCATCATCATTAAAAAAATCAAAACAAGTCTGGTCACAAGACGCATTATTGAAAGACCTGACTAAATTTACTATGTCAGCATCAGATACGGAGGAAGTTAATGGATATCTTAGTGAAGCTGGTAAAATCTTTAATTCAATTGCTTCAACAACTCTTAAACAGCTTGAAGCAAATTCTGACCTTAACAAAACAATTGAGACTTTTAATAACAGCTATGTTAGGCGTGGCGAAGTCATTATGGACACAAGTGCTCATGTTGAAAAACTCATTCGTTACATTCGTCAAAAGTTTCAAAAAGAAATAGACTCAAGAAAAACTGAAGCTGGTAAGTCTACACAGCGCGGAAAAATGAACGAACTGCTTAAATTCTTCTCAAAAGAAAATAAAGTGAATCTTAAAAAAATATTTGATTTACAAAAAATGCTTGTTCTAGCGAAATTAAAACTTATAAATATACTTGATAAGTTAAACAGTTCAAAAACTTTCTTAAAAACTCGTAGAGGATATCGAGTAACTGGTCAAGAGGGTTATGTAGCTGTAGATAAACTTGGTGGTGATGCGGTTAAGATTGTTGATCGAATGGAATTTTCATTCGCCAACTTTAGCCCGAGTATATTAAAAGGATGGGATAAACCGGGGAGAAACTAATGGCTAAGCCAATAGACTTTAAACACTTTATGACGGTCGACTACAAACCTGGTAGTGACGACCTTATCAAATACATGGCACAAAAGCGTAAGCGCTCTTCATCAACTGGTGAAGGTGGACCTGTTGGTGAGGAACAGGAAAACGAAGCGCTGAACCTGCAGCAGCGTATGAAACGCTCTCGTATGATGAAGAAGATGAAATCGCGAATCAAGATTGGTCGTGAAAGAGCAAAGCGTAAAATGGCTTCGAAAGAAAAACTCGATAAGAGATCAATGCGTGCAGCACGTAATGCTATTGTTAAGAAGATCACCAAAGATATTCCTAAGTCTGAATTATCATTTGCACGTAAACAAGAAATTGAAAAAAGATTAGATAAGCCAGCCGTCAAGGCAAGAATTAAAAGACTTGCAAAGCGCATGTTCCCGAAGATTCGTAAGGCTGAAGTACAGAGGAAAAAAGGTTGATCAGTTCCTTTAAAAATTACTTAGTCGAAGAAACTAAGGTAGTTTATTTTACATTTGGTAGAATGAACCCACCAACTATTGGTCATGAGAAGCTTTTAACTAAACTCGCATCAAGTGCGAAAGCGATGCCATATAGAGTTTATCTCTCTCAATCTCAAGATTCTAAGAAAAATCCATTACAATATAAAGAAAAAGTCAAATTTGCTCGTAAGATGTTTCCGAAGCATGCACGGCAAATCATGCTTGACGCCAAAATCAAGAGTGTGTTTGACGTAATGGTTAAGTTATATGATGAAGGATTTAAAAGAGCTATTATGGTTGTCGGCTCTGATCGTGTAAGAGAATTTGATGTCTTACTGAACAAGTATAACGGTCAAAAAGGAAGACATGGATTTTATAACTTTGAAAAAATTCAAGTCATTTCTGCAGGTGAGCGTGATCCAGATGCGGATGATGTTTCTGGTATGTCTGCATCAAAGATGAGAGACGCCGCAAGTGATGACGACTTTACTAAATTTTCACAAGGAATGCCTAGAGCTATTTCAAATGCAGACACTCGAGCCATTTATAATTCAGTACGTAAAGGTCTAGGTTTAAAAGAACAAAAAGAATTTAAAAATCATTTGCAGCTAAATTCTGTATCTGAAACAAGAGAAGCATATGTTTCCGGCAGTTTATATAATGTAGGTGATAAAGTTATCATTAAAGAAACTAGCGAAGTTGCTGAAATTAAAGTACTCGGTCCTAATTATGTTATTGTTGAATCTCAAAGTCTTGTACAAACAAGGCGCTGGTTAGATTCGATAGAAGTAATTGAAGACTATTATAAAGGTCTTTCTAAATCAACTAAAGATAAAAGAAAAGCACACTTTAAGAAATATGGTGATAAGCCTGACAATGATCGATCAGCTTATAAACCTGCACCTGGAGATGCAAGAGCAAAAACTAAGCCGAGTAAACATACACTGAAATTTAGAAAAATGTATGGTGAAGATGTCGGTGCAGCTAAAGAGCGAATTGCAAGACAAAAAGAAGTAGAGAAAAGAAGAGACGCGGCAGACGCAAAGAGACAAGATCGAATTATGGATCGTGCACGTTTAGCAGCAGCTCGCAGAAAAAACAGGAACTCACAACCATGATGAAATTTAGTCAATATATTTCTGAAGATGCGACGAAGGGCTTGGCTGCTAAAGCAAAAAAGTCTGGTATCTCTATAGGAACTCTTCGTAAAGTTTATAATCGGGGAATGGCCGCCTGGAAAACTGGTCATAGGCCTGGTACAACACCTCAACAATGGGGTATGGCTAGAGTTAATTCATATATCACCAAAGGTAAGGGTACTTACCATGGCGCAGACAAAGATTTAAGAGGTAAGTAATGTCTAATAAAGAGTTATGGGAAGGATTTGTATCAGCTGCTCAGCGTAAAGCAGTTTGGGCATCCAAAGCTGATGGTGGTAAAGGTCATCCCGACAATAAAAAGAAAAAATCTAAAAAAGAAGATGTGGCTACTGAAGAAGGCTACTCATCTTATGCTCAGCAAAAAGCTGTATGGGCATCAAGAGCTGATAAGAAAAAAGGTAAAAACGAAGCCAAGGTAGAATGTCCTAAGTGTGATGGTAAGGGTTGTGATCATTGCGATAATAAAGGCTATCACATCGAATCTGTAGAAGTTTCTGAAAAACATGTGTATCGTTTTTCAACTAAGACAAAACAAGGAAACATTCATCATTCCTCTAAAGATGATGCAGGTGCTAAAAAGGCTATTGAAAAGAGAACCGGAGAAAAAGTACAAAGCATGACTTATAGAGGTCCGGTGTCAGGCATGCCTACTAGACGTGAAGATTCAGATGCAGTCAAAGCATTCCTTGCAAAAGGTGGTAAGATCAAAAAGCTTCCTCCTGCAAAGGCACAAGGTTATCACGGTAAAGATGATCCAGGTAAAGATGTTAAAGGTGTAATGGATAAGCCTGATACTGACAAGTTTAAGACTAAAAAGAAAGTTAAGTCAATGGAAAGTAAAACATTCTTTGATTTAAGAAGTCAATTAGATGAGTCAATGCTTGGTCATAGTGATGCCGAAAAATTAAACGGCGGTAAGTCAAAAGATCCTAACTTTAAGTCTCCGGAATCTCATATTGACCATCATCATAGACAGTCTGGTGGCCATAATAAATCAGGTGGCGATCAAGACCGCCATAGATATCAAGTAGCCAAAAAATTAGGGTATGACGTATAATGCCATTAAAGGTATCAGACGGAATCGGAACTTGGATTAAAGACTTCAAAAAGTCTGATGCTCCGCAGTTTAAAGGTAAAAATGAAAAAGAGCGGCGGGACATGGCAGTCGCAGCCTACCTTGATGCGAAGCGAGAGTCTGTCGAAGAAAAAACATATCTTCGCAAAGATCCAAAATTACCTAATCTGAAGGTATCTGTTAAAGGTCCACGTAAAGGTAAGATCTTAAATAAAAAAACAGGTAAGTTTGAAAATGTAAAGTCGGCCGACAGAAAGCCTGAGGTTTATACTAAACCTGACGGTAAGCGCGGTGTTCGAATGGTACCTACTGATAAAAATATTACTAATGAAGATGCCACATTTAAAGTGAATATCGAAGGTCTTCCTATGGTGTTTATGACTGGCATGGGATCAGGAGATGTTAAAGCAAAGCTTCGTAAGATTGTAAAACAGCCTTCAATGATTCAAGACGTTGAGCGAGTAACTGATGCTGAAGTCAAAAAAACATTTAGATTAAAAGCACAAGGTCGTGAAGAAGAAGAGACTAACGAAGAAATAAAGTATGATTATGGTTCAGATGAATCAGTTGCTCTTATGAAAAAACTGACACCTGGCCAAAAGAATGAAGATTCACGCGGTGCTGACTCAAAAGGTCATTTCAGATCTACAAAGTCTGGTGCCGGTATGACTGCTAAAGGCGTAGCAGCTCATCGCAGAAAAAATCCTGGAAGTAAACTAAAGACTGCGGTGACAGGTAAAGTCAAGCCAGGTAGTAAGGATGCTGCAAGGCGTAGATCTTTCTGTGCTCGTATGAGTGGAATGAAAGGTCCTATGAAAGATGAAAAAGGTAGACCTACTCGAAAGGCAATGTCTTTAAGAAGATGGAGATGTAGATGACCACTACCCGCGCCTTTGATATTGCATTAAGAGCTGGCTTAGCCGCACGTAATGATACTGTATCATCTAGTGGTGCATTTCAAATAGGTACAGATGTATTTGATAGTGCTGGTCAATTGCCAGGGAACGCTTCAATCGGAGATACTGCTATCACTTCACAGGATAGCGGTAGAGAATATATATTTAACGGTAACGGTTGGTATAAAGTAGACCCGTAAGGATATAGAAATGACAGAATCAATTAATAGAGATTTAGCAACTAGTTTATCTGCAGCCGTCATTAACGACACGCTGACGTCAACGGGTGAAATTAGTGGTGGTATTACAGTCGTATCAAATGTAGAATCATTACCCGCCGGCTCTGTTGGTGATAGAGCATTTGTGACATCAACAGATGGATACTACATACACAGTGGTGACGGATGGTTTCAAATTGCATTAATCAATACTACACCTGTAATTAATAGTCTTGTAGATGCAAATGGAGATTCAGCTACATCACCTTTTGTATTAAGTACAGAAGGTGCTACATCTGTTATAACAGTTACTGCAACTGATCCTGAAGGAACACCGGTTATTTATTCAGCCGTTACTGATACCGGCTTTGATGGAATGGCAACTGTATCTCAAAGCGGTCAAGACTTTACAATTACTCCTTTGTCAGAACAGTCAGCTACTACAGAATCTGGTACTATTACATTTAGAGCATCTGACAGTGTAAATATAGCAACGCAGCTTACAACATTTACTCTTGAATATGTTACGGCTACCGAAAATTCTAGTAAAACTACTCTATTAGTCAAAGCATTTGGAAATAATGGTACTAATACCATTTTCTCTGATGGCTCAACCAACAGTCATACTATTACAGCTGTAGGAAATACAGTAGCTCAAGCTTTTAGTCCATATCGCGCTGGTGGGTACAGTGCATACTTTGATGGGACTGGTGATTATTTAACTGTTCCTGGTTCAACAGATTTTAGCTTTGGTACTAATCCATTTACTATTGAGTGGTGGCAATATTGGGACGGAGATAATGGAAACGGATATGGAACACTATATAGTAACAACTATTCTAGTGCTCCAGGAGTAGCAATCCAAACAGATAATAATGTAAATAAGTATATAACGTATTTAAACGGTACAGGTACAACAATAACCGAGTCTACTGCTGCATCTGCAAATCAGTGGTACCACTATGCACTTGTTAGAAACGGTAACACCTTTACGTTCTATAGAAACGGCATCGCCGCCGGAACGGCTACACTTAGTGGTAGTATTGGATCAAGTGTAACACAAGCTATTGGGGCAAGAACTAATGGCATACTTCCAATAAGTGCTTCGTATATTAGAGATTTTCGTATAGTTAAAGGAACAGCCGTTTATACAACAGACTTTACTCCACCGACTGAACCACTAACTGCAATTACAAATACTTCTCTTCTTGCCTGTCATCTTCCTTATTTCGCAGATGGTTCTTCAAATAGTCACACAATTACTGTAAATGGAGACACAAAAGTAGAACCATTCGGACCATATGACTATATTCCATATAGCGCATCTAAGCATGGTGCATCAGCATATTTTGATGGTAGTGGCGATTACCTCTCGATTCCTGATGATAGTAGTTTAGAATTTGGATCTGGTGATTTCACAGTTGAATTTTGGTACAAAGGTTCTGATACTGATCAATATGTAACCTTAACGACAAAAGGCTCAGTCATTAATGGTGCTAGCACCGGTAACTGGGTTATTATTATGAATCAATACGTTACCGGTGACATATCTGTTTATGTGGCAGATTACAGTTTAAGCAGCCCAATTCTTAATACTGGTGCGGTTGGAGTATCAAATGATAATTGGCATCATATTGCTTTTGTTAGAAATGGAACCAGTTTTAATCTATATGTTGATGGAGTATCAAAGGCAGTCACAACATCTTCTCTCACATTTGGAAATAATGCAAGTAACGTAATCATTGGTAAAGATCTTTATTATGGGAGAGATTTGTCTGGATTTATTTCTGACTATCGTATTGTAAAAGGCACCGCTGTTTACACTAGTAACTTTACTCCGCCAACAGCACCGTTATCTGCAATTACAAATACTAGTCTGTTACTTCAATCATCTCCTAATGTTTATGATGCTTCTGGCAGCACGCGGGTTGTGCTCAGTGGAGTAACATCGGCTAATCTAAACACTAAATATACCAGTAACATAGTATTAGATGGAGGCGCTGAGAAGGTCTTTTTCTATCCTGTAAATGGATCTTATCACAACGATGTGACAGGTGATTTTACTGTGGAAACTTGGATACAATTAGAGAGTAACACTATACCTTATGCTTATCTTTGGTCTATAAGAAACTCAGCTAATACTGGTGGTCCGCGGATTCAGGCAAGATTTGGAGATTCTGGATTTGGTTATCACTTACAATTTGAACTTAACGGCACAGGCCTCGCCGCCGTACACAGTGTAAATTTAACTCAAAGTAATTTTAATACTTATAAACATGTAGCTTTAACAAGATCGAATGGCGTAGTTAGATGCTTTGTCGACGGTACACAATATTCGTTTGGTACTGGAGCAGATCCTTCTTCTTTCCCTAATAGTACTATATCTTTTAGTAATAGTATTACTAATATAAATGAAATTATTATAGGTAATGCTGTTGATGGTCAAATGGAAGACTTTAGATTTACAAATGGATTAGCTCGTTATACAAGTAACTTTACACCGCCAACAAGTGAGTTACTTGGTTAATATAAATACAGTAATGATATGTTAAAATCTACTCAGGAATTAACAATGGAACAAAAAACAGAACAGCGATTAGATCGTATTGAAGAGAAAATAGATCGCCTTGCAGAGGCCATGGTTTCAATTGCTCGTGCCGAAGAGAAGATTGCATCGATGCAATCAAATCAGGATAATCATTATGAGCGCATGAATAGATTTTCGCAAAAATTAGATGATATTGAAAAGAAAGTAGACGATAATCAAAGAACCGTTGTACTTATTAATAAATTATTCTGGGTAGTACTCGTCGCTGCCGCGGGAAGCATAGCAACTAACATGTGGATGTAGGAGAATAAACACATGAACAAACATGAAATTGAGCGTATGGCCCGCGCTTGGCAAGAGGTCACAGAAAATAGATTTGTTATTCCGGAAGAAATTCCAGCAAACGAACGTACAGCGTTTCATGGTGCAGCAGCTGCTGCTTCGAAGGCTGGCAAAAAGTCATTCTCATTCGCAGGTAAAACACATCCTGTTACAATGCAAAAAGATACTGCTAAGAAGATTGCTGATCAAAAAGAAGGCTACTATAAAGATATGGAAATCAAAAAGCAGGACAAAGAGATGGATGCTAAGCCAGTTCCAGGTAAAAAGAAAAAGTCTGGTGAAACCGCAACTATGAATCCAAAGATGGATACAGCGAAGAGTGGTAAAGGTTCTGAGATGGAACAAAAGGAATCACGTATTCGTACAGCATTAAAAAGCGTGCTTGAAAATAAAGAAATGAAAAAGCACAGTCCTAATATGGATAAAGCTGAAAAGCCTGAAGATGCATTCAAAGGTGATGGTGCTAAGAAGATGAAAGCAGATTTAGCAGATCCTGGCGATTATCGCGACATGGAAAAGAAGAGCCATGACGATGCATCTGCTGCAGCACGCGCAGGACCATCTACTAAGATGCGTTCTAATGACAATAAGCAGGGTGATAAGAAAATTGTTAATCCTGTTCCAGGCGTAGTAACAAAGGAAAAGTAAAATGGCAATCAGACCCCCTTCATGGTGCGCTAATGCAGTACCGACTCCAGCCGGCTGGGTAGACCCAAAAACTAAAGAGCTTTTAAAAGCTATTAAAATCAAAGATCATCTAATTAGTGAATGGAAAAATGCCAATTCAATTGTTGTTGATCGTGAAACTCGCGAAAATCTCGTAGAGTTTATTGTTTCAAATGAAGCTCCGGAACCGGTTGTTGCCGAAGAAGAGCCAGAAATTATGATTGAAGAAAGTTTATTTGAATTTGAAGATGTTTCTGAAGAAGTATTGGAAGAAGAAATGGTATATGAAGAAGATATGCAAATGCTAAATGAAGCACCTGCTAATGATAAATCTCTTGACGAAATGACAAAGCTAGAACTTGAAGCTCTTGGTAGACAACATGGAATCGAACTTGATCGCAGGGAAAAGAAAGCGACTTTGATCGAAAGAATGAAAAGTTTACTCGGCTAATATAAATAGCTTTATGTTAGTCTTTAATGAATTGAATGAGGACAACCTCTTTTTATATGCTGCTAAACATTATTACAATCCTAAGTTCTCTGATGTTGAAGAGTTCTATGAGGATTTAAAAAGATTTAAGTATATAAAAAGGTTAGTCAATCGTTATTTAGATCATGGTGAGTTAGCCGAAAGGTTAATATTAAACCATTTAATTGTGGTATTCAACGCGTTCGGCGCCGAAGCGATGATTAATATACTAGAATTAAAATTAGAGGAAAAACACTGGCCAGTAATTAAACCATTTTTGATTTTCTTAAAGTACATTACAGATGAGCAGTATATACAAATCAAGATGGATCAGACGGTCGTAAACCAATTGAGGACGATATGACAAGAAACAGAGATTACGCCGCCGCACTCGGCCGAGGTTTAGACGATTTAGATGCAAGCGGTAATGCTGATGCTCCGGCAGGAACGGCTGTAAGATCGTTTAGTACTAATGACGATTTACTAACAGCTGATAATTCTAGCTATAAAGACGGGCAACTTCATTACATGACCAACACAAACGACCTTTGGATCTGGGATGATTCTGATGGTAAGTTTTATGAAGTTACGCTTGGTGATGCACCCAGTCTTCCTACATATTCTCCTGTCCAAGGACAAATCTCTGGTTATAGTAGCGGAGGTCAAGGTGTAAATATAATTCAAAAATATTCATTTACAGCCGATGGCAATGCAACCGATGTCGGTGATTTAACATTTTATAGCGCTGGCGAAACTGCCGGCCAATCTTCTACTACTCATGGGTATCAACAGGACCGACTTAATAGTGATATAAATAAATTTGCATTTGCAAGTGACGGTAATGCCACTAATATTATTACTAATTTTTCTAACTCTCAAAAAACGGTTGGTCATTCTTCTACAACTCACGGCTATGCGTCTGGCGGAAATCCTGGTGCCAGATCTAATATCAAAAGATTTCCATTTTCTTCAGAAACAACAACAGAGGAAATAGGTAATTTATCAGCTGCTCGTTCCAATCTTGCTGGTCAATCTTCTACTACTCATGGATATTCATCCGGAGGTGAACCAGATTCAAATACTTTATTGATAGATAAATTTCCCTTTGCTGTTTCATCTGGCGCATATGCCAGTAATGTCGGTAATCTATCTGCTTTTAGATATGGTGGAGCAGGTCAATCTTCAGATACACATGGATATACATCAGGAGGAGATCAATATCCTGTAAGTAGTCCACAAAGAAACGCTAATTATATTGATAAGTTTCCATTTGCATCTGATGATAATGCAACTGACGTCGGTGATTTAACATGGGCTAGGGGTTTGTTGCCATCGGGTACTTCTTCTAGAGAAAGTGGATATACTGCCGGAGGAAGAGGATCTTCTTCTTCAACAGGAGGAGGTAATTTGAATGCAAAGAATATAATAGATAAGTTTTCATTTGCATCTGATGGTAATGCAACCGATGTTGGCGATTTAATTACAACAATATATGAAGCTTCAGGTCAACAGGTATAAGAGGTAAATATGTCAAGAGTAAGAAATATTGTAGATAGATTTTCAAAAGCTGCTCGTAATGGCACTATTGATTCTGATGGCTCGATTAATACATCAAGTGCAATTAATGTAGTTACTGCGACAGACGACGAAGGTCTACTCGGATTAGATACATCAAGTCATACTGATGGTTCATTACACTATAGAACATCTGACCATGCAACATATGTGTATGATGATTCAGAAGATAAGTACTATCCATTAACTGTTAGCAGTAGTGCACTAGCATTGCCATGGAGTATTTATGGTCAAATTTCTGGTTATACGGCCGGAGGTAGTTATACAAACGTTATAGATAAATTTCCCTTTGCAGCTGATGGTAATGCAACTGACGTGGGTGATTTGGCCTCTTACACAAATCAAAATGGTGGTGGTCATTCTTCTGTTAGTCATGGATATGTAGATGGCGGGTACGCGCCAAATTTAAATAATCTCATTCAAAAATTTTCTCTTACTTCAGATGGGAATTCTGCTCATACGGGCGCCAATTTAGTTTATCCCTTGCGCGCTCATACTGGATCAGATACGGAAGATTATGCATATGTTCATGGCCATGGCTCAGACCAAAGCTCTTATTCTAGGATTCAAAGATTTTCATTCTCATCTGACACAGACGCTACCGATATTGGTTCAGCAAACGTTGATATGACGTTCGCCGCCGGTTATAGTGGTAATGATTATGGATATACAACTGGAGGATTTTCGGATGTTTTTCCGCGGAAAGGGCCTTCTGATGCTGAAATAGTTAGATACCCATTTGCCGCTTCAAGCTCTGTTTCTGTAGTTGGTACTTTACATACTGGACGTATGTATTCGTGTGGTGTTAGCGATCCGGACAATGGTTATGGTTATCATTGCGGTGGCAATGATCATCCCGGCGGCGCTAATAATCAAATTCAAAGATTTTCAATGTCATCTAGTTCAGTTAGTACAGATCACAGTGACTTAGCATATTCATCAACTGAGTTGCCATCATCTGGTACACAAAGTAATGCTAGCGGATATGTTCAAGGTGGAGCTCCTTTACGAAATTATATTCAAAAGTTTCCATTTGCGAATAATAGTAATGCCACTGACGTAGGAGACTTAACTGTTGGCCGAAAATCTGCGGCGTCTCATCAAAAATAAGAGGAATTAGATAAATGTCAAGAAACAGACAACTCACTGATAAAATTAGAGCCGCATTAAATGCCGGAAACTTGACTACATCTGGTATTTCTTCAAGTGCTATTACTGTGCATTCTGGCGCTAATGCAAATTCTCTTTTAAGTGCTGATGCTAGTGGTTATGCAGACGGCTCGTTACACTATTCAACTAATGATAAAAAGTTATTTGTGTATGATGATAGTGAAAACAAGTTTTATGAAATTAGTACAAGTAACTTTTTAGGTTATGTACCTCCATACCAAGGGTCAAATTATGGATATGTAGAAGGCGGTAGTTACACTAATATTATTGAGAGATATTCATTTACAGCTGATGGTAATGCTACAGACACAGCAGATTTAGATGCTACTAACAGATATACATCTGGTATTTCTTCATCATCACATGGTTATACAGTTGCCGGTCAAGGTGGTGGTGATAAGATTAGAAAAAGAAGTTTTGCCACCGAATCAAATTCTGCTCAAGTTGCTTCGTTGACTACAGCAGCTAACTATCAGCCACAGATGGCTACAGAAGGTAATACTGGATTTGTTGCCGGCACAAACACTACTATGATCCAAAAATTTCCTTTTGCCTCTGATGATAATTCTACTGATACTGGTGGTGATATGTATGGCGCTGTTTCTAACGCGAGCTGGTCAACATCAACAACGCATGGTTATATAGCCGGCGGCAATACGCCCTTTGGATGGGGTGGACCAATAGTAAAATATCCATTTGCTATTTCTAGTGGCACGACATCTGATGTAGGTAATACTATCGGTAATACAAGACCAGCATCTGCAGGAACTCAATCTGACACTCATGGTTATATTCATGGTCAATATTTACAACCGGGTAATCAGGCCTCGAACCGAATAGAAAAATATTCATTTACTAGTGACGGCAATTCAACTGATGTAGGCGATCAAACTAGTGGTGCTAATAACAGAACGGGCAGTTCTTCAACTACACACGGATATGCAGCAAATGGCAATCCGACTGGCGGTGAGATTATTGAAAAATATTCTTTTGCTAGTGACGGCAATTCGACTGATGTAGGTGATTGTATTAGTGGTAGATTCGGTGTTGGCGCCAATCAATATTAATAATAAGGATATATTATGGGATTAATTAAAAGAGCAGCAGATCTTACATTTGCATTTCGATTTATTCGTATGCTCGTGATGGATTGGAAGAATTGGGATGCATATAAATTAGGAATTATTGATGATGAAGGTAAACGTAATCGTCAAGTATCTCTTAACACTGATGAAAAAAAGTCTGCTTATACTCCTTTCATTCGCCTTGCTGCTAACGTTAAAAGGCTCGTTAGTAAAATACCAGGAGGTGGATCAAAACTTGGATCTTTTGCGAGCGCGTTATATCTCATCAAGGAGAAGCATGGACTCGACGATACCAAGCTTATGAAGATTTGTGAAAGAGTTGGATATGATATTCATGATTTCTTAGTTGAAGCAAATATGTGGTTTGTACTTGAAGATAAAAGATTATCGCCTGGCATGTACAGAGTCAATGATTATAAAATGTTAAATTGTTCATTCGAAGAGATGGTAAAACCTAAAGATCAAGTAAGAGTTTCTGAAACGTGTTATCCGGTAGGAGACGTATTTGGCATTGATGTGTATGAAGTAACTCATATAAATACGAATAAGAACATTTACGTAGTAGTAAGCGAGCTAAACAAATGACAAGAAGTAGAGATATTGCCGAGATTCTCGGTCTAACAGAAGCCGAAAATACCGATAACCTATCTCTTGGTGCCGGTGGAGGCGGAGGCAGTGGTGTAACTTCGTATGCATACGATTCGGCTGGGGCTTTACTCGCAGCCGACAGTTCTGGATACGAAGACGGTTCTTTGCATTACCTTTCTAAGTTAAGAGAAATGTATGTATGGGATGATAGTGATGGTGGATTCTTTAAAGTGGATGAATTATCAGAGAGTAAATTAGCAGCGGCAATAAGTAATAGAACAAATGCTCAAGGTGACGTCAGCGGTTATACTGTCGGTGGATCGGCGTACCCGCCGGGCCTTTATACGAATATAATTGATAAGTATTCATTTGCTACTGATGGTAACGCAGTAGATGTAGGAGATCTAGCTCAAAATTCGGGTTATGGCAGTGGTCATTCTTCATCTACTTATGGATATGTGGCTCACGGATTCACCAACCCGCCGACGGTTCAGAGCAACGGTATAGAAAGATTTTCATTTACATCAGATGTAAATGCCTCAATAATGAACGCGCAGTTAACTAGATCTGGATACCGAAATGCTGGTGTGTCATCTGATGATAATGCATATGTACTTGGTTCTATAACTTCATCTTATCCAGCTGGTACACCTGTAATGGATAAATTTTCATTTACATCTGATGTAAATGCAACAACTGCAGGTAACTTAACGAGAGAAATTTCTAGATTAAGTGGTAATAATTCAATTACTCATGGTTATGCTACTGGTGGACGCGAGAATAACGGGAGTCAATGGGCAAATTATATTGAAAAATTCCCCTTTGCAGCCGATGATAATGCCACCGATGTAGGTGATTTAACAGTTGGAAGAAGGGAGGCCGGACCATCCGGGTCAAATTCAAGTACACATGGATATCTAGCTGGTGGTAAAAGCGATGCAGACCGGCAAGCATCTAACGTTATTGATAAATTCTTATTTGCTTCAGACGGTAATGCCACTGATGTAGGTGATCTATCAGTAGCAAAAGCCGAACATGCTAATACATCATCAGGAATTAGTGGATATGCTGCAGCTGGATATTCTGGCCAACCCAACAACACAGGTGGTACTTCTATTGATAAGTTTCCATTTGCATCTGATACTGGATCTACTGATATAGGTGATGTAACTGTTGATAGAAGAAATATGCCGAGTGCACAGGTTTAATAATATTAAAAGGATATATACACTATGAAAAAAGGTCTTTGGTATAATATTCATAAGCGCCGTAAATCAGGTAAACGCATGCGTAAACCTGGTGAAAAAGGTGCACCAACTGCAGATGCGCTTCGTTCAGCACAGAGAAATGAAGATGCTCCTACTATGAATACTGGTGCTATTCCAGATCCAAAGACAACAGTTATGGGACCAAGAGTCAAGTCTATTAATGTAACCGATAGACGTAGAAAAAAAGATCAAGTGCCCGTGCTTCTTAAAAGATTTAGAAAATATTACGAGGATTTAGGTAAATGAGCAGAAGTAAAGATATTGCCGAGATTCTCGGTTTAACAGAAGCTGAAAATACAACTAATGCTTCACTGGGTGATGGATCTGGTGGCGGTGGTTCTGGTGTTACTGCTTACAGTCATGACTCCTCTGGTGGATTACTTTTAGAAAGCACTACAGATCACACTGACGGATCACTACATTGGCTAGGTGCGCTTAATGAACTTTATGTCTGGGATAGCGCAGCTACTAAATACTATTTGATGGAATCAGCTGCATCATTAGGCCTTGGAGAAGCTTCTCCAACACTAAGAGGTACAGTTGCAGGATATTCCGCTGGAGGATATCCAGTACCTAGTAATCGCAGAATTCAGAAGTTTTCATTTACAAGTGATGGTAACTCAACAGAATACGGAGAAATGATTAATAGAACACAAAATGCGGCTGGTGTACAAAGCTCTACACATGCTTATAGTTTAGGTGGCGGTACCAGCTATGGTGTTCCCTCAACAATTAATAATTTTTATAAGTTTGATTTTGCTACTAGTGCTAACAGCACTTCAGTAGGTACTCTTGTATCTACTGGCGGAGGTGGTAGTCAAGGCAGACAGCGTGAAATGGCTTCAACGTGTGATGGAAACGAAGCTTTTTTAGGTGGTGGAAGAGATTATCAAGGAATTAGATTAACAAGAATTTTAAAGGTAGCATTTGCTAGTGATACTCCAACAGATACTACCGATGACTTAGCTACGTCTGTGATGAATTGTACTGGTTGTGGATCGACTTCTGATTTTTATTCATTAGGCGGCACTTATCAATTTGGTAATAGTAATCTTATGCAAAAGTATGCAAAGTCATCGGGTAGTGATGCTTCGGATATAGGTGACATGGCCAGATCCTTTTCCATGGGTAGTGGAAATTCATCTGAAACTGATGGATATGTAGCTGGTGGATCTCCTAGCACAAATGCAATAGAAAAGTTTCCATTTGCAACAAATGCTAATGCTACAGACGTTGCAGACTTAACTACTGGTAGGTACTTTAAGACTTCACAGGGAGCATCTTCTACTACTCATGGATATGCGTCAGGTGGAAATAGTAATAGTAACGTAATCGATAAATTTCCATTTTCTGCTAATAGCAACGCATCCGATGTTGGTAATTTAGGAAATGGTGGTACTTACGGCATGAGTAATCATAATAACTAAGGATATATAAATTATGTTATCATTATTAGGATCATTATTAGGATTTGCTGGTTCAGCAGTTCCTGCAATTACAGATCATTTTGCATCGAAAGAAGATCGTAAACATGAGCTAGACAAAATGCGAATGCATGCTGAGCTTCGTAAAGAAGGGTACGACTTTGATTTAAAAATTCATGATGCAATGGGTGCAGATAATGAACATCAAAGGTTAATTAATCATGATATATCAATTAACAAAAGTGATGGTTTTATTAGCGGTTTACAAAAGTCAGTTAGACCAGTCATTACTTATGCATTCTTTGGATTATTTGCTACCATTGAAATTACCCTTCTAATGGATGCTATAGATAAAGGTACAGAGTTCAATGAAGCAATTCAGCTTCTTTGGGATGAAGACACGAAGGCAATTTTTGCCGCAATTATATCTTTCTGGTTTGGATCCAGAGCAATTGAAAAGGCACGTAGAAAATGAAAGAACAATTGATTAAAGCTGCACGCATGCATGCATTAGGCGAGCTTGAGCTTGCAAAGACTAATATCATGGTTTACATGAATCAAAGCGTCGGTATTGGAGAACATAGCGATATTGTTGAGGCTATTCAATTAGAGCTCGATAAAATGGCTACTGCTAATGACCGTATTGAAATGTTAGAAAAATTTTTCGAGGAAAAATAAATGGCACTCACACCTAAAGGAAAACAAATTAAAGACCTGGTTCTTAATAACCTGGAAATCTATGCTGACGCAAAAATCATTCAAGCCAAGCACAAACTTGAAAACGATTTCAATTCTCATGCTACAGAGCAAAGAGGTAAGAATATGCAAATCGGTACTTCGAAAGAAATTAGAGCGAAGTATAAAAATGCGCTTGATGAGCTTCTTGAGTGGAAGCGTTACAAAGAAGCAATTGAAGAACTCAAATAAAAAAATATTTTTTTTTTCTAAATGTAGTAAATAACAGTTTACAAAAACTGCGTTTTGATATATAATACTACATAATCAAAATTTCTATTTTATACGAGGTATTCGGATGGCATCAACACAAGTTGACACAAGGAAGTTTTTGTCCGAAACCAAGTTTTACGAAGGCTATTCTCGTTTTGTTGAAGATGAGAATCGCTATGAAACTTGGGATGAAGCTGTCGATCGTGTTATCGACATGCATAGCAAAAACTATAATCAAAAAAGCAATGAACTTGCTCCATACTTAAATGAAGCAAAACAATCATATTCAGAACAGCGTGTGCTTGGTGCTCAAAGAGCTTTGCAATTCGGCGGTGATCAATTAATGAAGCATCAGATGCGCATGTATAATTGCACGTCATCTTATGCAGATCGCCCTGAATTCTTTGGTGAGATCTTTTATATTCTATTATGTGGTGCGGGTGCAGGCTTCTCTGTACAGAAACACCATATTGCTAAACTACCACAAATTACTGCGCGCACAAAACAAGCAAAGGGATACATTGTAGAAGACTCTATCGAGGGCTGGGCATCAGCACTTGATGTACTTATGTCATCTTATCTTGTTGGCGGCGGTAAACACCCGGACTACGAAGGTAGACGAGTGTTTTTTGATTTAAGTCAAATTCGTCCAAAGGGCGCTAAAATTTCTGGTGGCTTTAAAGCACCAGGTCCAGAGGGCCTTCGTCGTTCTCTTGACAAAATCGAACATTTACTTCAAGGTATTGTACTAGACACAAAAGAACCTGTGTCAATTAAGCCAATTAACGTATATGACATTGCTATGCACGCCGCAGATGCTGTGCTTTCAGGTGGTGTACGTCGTTCAGCTACTATCTGTCTTTTCTCACCTGATGATGAAGAAATGATGACAGCAAAGACAGGAAATTGGTTTATTGATAATCCACAAAGAGGCAGATCAAATAACTCTGCCGTTATTGTAAGAGATAAAACTTCACCAGACCAGTTTAATAAGATTATGGAATCTGTTAAGCAATTTGGTGAACCAGGATTTGTTTTCGTTGAATCAACCGAACATACTACTAACCCTTGTGTTGAGATTGGTATGTTCCCACAGATTGATGGTCAGTCTGGTTGGCAAGGTTGTAATCTCACAGAGATTAACGGAGGCATGTGCAATACCAAGGAAGACTTCTTTAAGGCATGCCGAGCAGCGTCTATCCTTGGTACCCTACAAGCCGGGTACACAGACTTTAAGTTCCTATCAGATACTTCTAAAGCTATCTTTGATAGAGAAGCATTACTTGGAGTCTCAATTACAGGATGGATGAACAATCCTGGAATCCTTTTTAATGATAAAATCTTAGAAGAAGGAGCAAAGATTGTCAGAGAAACAAACCGAGAAGTGGCAGCAATTATTGGAATCAATCCAGCAGCTAGAACAACGTGTGTTAAGCCAAGCGGAAACGCTTCAGTTCTACTTCAAACTGCTTCTGGTATTCATGCTGAGCATTCTTCTATGTACATTAGGAACATTCAGTTAAACAAAGAATCTGAAATTACACAAGCTATTATGAAGTCAAACCCTTGGATGGTCGAAGAGTCAGTATGGTCAGCCGGTGGAACTGATGTGGTTGTTTCATTCCCTATTATTCCTAATAAAGAATCGATTATTAAAGATGATTTGATTGGTATCAAGCATCTCGAATTGGTTAAGAAAGCTCAAAAGCATTGGGTAGATGCCGGTACAAATATAGAACTTTGTGCAGACAAAGGTGTAAGACATAATGTATCGAATACTATTCTTGTAGACGACTGGGAAGAAGTAGAAAAGTATGTCTTTGAGAATAGACATTCATTTGCTGGTATCTCTTTCTTATCGATTATGGGAGATAAAGACTTTAATCAAGCACCAAATACTGCTGTTATTAGTGCACAGGAAATGGTAAAAAAATACGATGAAGGTGCTATCTTTGCATCAGGTATGGTTGTTGATGCTCTTAAAACTTTTAATAATCTTTGGGATGCATGTACAACAGCTCAAGGTTATGGTGAAGATCTGACTCTTGACGATTCAACTACTGTAATGAAGAAAGACTGGGTCCGTCGTTTCGGTAATTTTGCTGATAATTACTTTAGTGGTGATACAAAGCAAGCTGAGTATTGTTTAAAGGACGCATATCTTCTTCATAAGTGGAATAAGATTCAAAAGAACTTAAAGGAAATTAACTGGCAAGATGATCTTACCGAAAAGCAATATACAGATGTTGATACACTAGGTGCGGCTGCATGTGCAGGTGGTGCTTGTGAAATCGATTTCTAATATTGCTTCACCTTGTATAAGAGTTTGTCAATTAGAGAGCGGTCACTGCGTAGGTTGTGGCCGTTCTCAGGATGAAATTCGTGAATGGTTTTATGCAGATGACAATAGAAAAATAGAGATAAGGGATAAAAGTGCAAAACGAATTCCGAGTAGAATGCGAAGAGTGTGAGTCAACGACGATTGTACTAGTTGAAAACGGCGAAGCTCCAGAATTTTGCCCGGTCTGCGGAAGAAGAGCGGACATAGAGGATATATCGGAGCCTGAAGTTTAATATACATAATAGTATGTGGTACTATAATAATGAACATTATGACACAACACCAGAAGATTACCAAGGGTTTGTCTATCTCATTACCGAGCTCGAGACCAACAAAAAGTATATTGGAAAAAAGAATTTCTGGAAACCAAAGATCTTACCGATCACTAAGAAGCGTAAGAGACGAGTACATACGCGTGTCGAAAGTGACTGGAGAACATACTGCGGCTCATCAGAAAAAGTCATGGTTTTGGTTGAATCAAAAGGCTTAGACGCCTTTAAAAGAGAAATCCTATATCTTTGTAAAACAAAAGGCGAAATGTCATACTATGAAGCAAAGCTACAGTTTCAGTATGACGTTTTACTTTCAGATGAATATTACAACGAGTTCATTGGTTGCAAAATACATTCCCGTCACATAAAAAAGTAGTGTACATTCGTGGTGATCTAGTGTATAATATACATAATTGCAAAGGATGTACATTATGATTCTAGTCGACTTCAGCGGTATTTGTCTCGCAACAATTCTTATCAATAAACAAAATGATGAACAGATGATTCGTCATATGACTCTCAACTCTCTTCGTATGTACAATAAGAAGTTTAGAGATGATTATGGCGAAATGATTCTCACATGCGATGGTCCAGGTAATTGGCGTCGTACATATTTCCCTCAATACAAAGCTAATCGTCGTAAAGGTCGCGACGAATCTACTTTTGATTGGGGTGAAGCATTTCGTATTATGCATACGATTAAAGATGAAATCAAAGAAAACTTTCCGTACAAAGTTATTCATGAAGAAGGATGCGAAGCCGATGACATCATTGGTACTCTTGTAGAGCGTACACAAGAGTTTGGTAACTTCGAAGATGTTATGATTGTATCTTCTGATGGCGACTTCAAACAATTGCAACGCTATGACAATGTTTCACAGTTTTCTCCTATGACTAAGAAGCTTGTAGAAGAAGCTCATCCTCGTCAAAATCTTAAACTTAAAATCTTACAAGGAGATGCGGGTGATGGAATTCCAAATGTATTATCAGATGACAATACTTTTGTAAATGGCTTGCGTCAAACACCATTATCAAAGAAAAAGAAAGAAGCAATTCTTGCTGATCTTAGTGAAGGCGAGCTTCTTTATGCTGCGAGTTGGTTTCGCAATTATCAACGTAATGAAACGCTTATCGATCTTACAAAAACACCAGAAGATCTAAAGCGTAATATTATAAATAGTTATGAAGCACAAGATCCTTGGTCTAACAAAGGCAAGGTGTTTCCATATCTTGTAGCAAAAAGAATGAATAGGCTAATTGAAAGTGCACAGGAGTTTATTTAATGGCCAAATATGTTTATGAAGTCTTATCTGAAGTAACTAAAAAAACAAACAAAACAGATAAGATTAAAGTCTTGAGAGAAAATGATAGTTGGGCTCTAAGAGATATTATTAGAGGTTCAATGGATGCAACCGTGAAATTTGATCTTCCGCCAGGCGCGCCGCCTTATACGGCAAGTGAAGGCCATAATCATCCTGCAAATCTACTCAAAGAACATAAAAATTTTAAATACTTCGTTAAAGGATTGAAGAGTTCGGCGGCTCTTCCAGCATTGAAACGCGAACGTATTTTTATCGGTTTGATCGAGAGCGTGCATCCTGAAGATGCAAAGCTCGTTATTGGTATGGTAAACAAGCAGAAGCCGAAAGGTCTCTCTAGGCCAATCGTTGAGGAGGCATTCCCTGGTTTGCTTAGAGACAAAGACTAATCGGTTTATCTTAACCTTAAACTTAAAGGTGCGCATATTTTTGTGCACTCTTTTTTTGGAGAAAATTCCGATGGTAAACACTCAACTGGAAAGACTCAAGCAGGATTCTGCAGAGTTAGAAATTTATGCTCAGAAATTAGAAAAAAAAGGAGATGATGATAGACGATCTCTTATTATGGATAAACTTAATTTTCTAAATCAACGTATTGAGCAAATCCAGTCGACAACGTTCTCTCGAACTATTACCACATAGGAGTAAAATAAACTGTGTACTATCTCTGCATTCTGTGATATAATAAATTATCAATTGGTGCAGAGGTAGTATACCTCATTAAGGTGTTATATTATGAATCTTTTTATTCTCGATCAAAATCCTATTACAGCTGCTCAGTTACAGTGCGACAAACATGTACCTAAGATGATTGTCGAATCTGCACAAATGTTGTCTACCGCTCATCGCATGCTAGACGGTGTACTAGGTCGACGTCCATCTAAATCCGGTAAAACAATGGTCAGATACTGGGAACATCCAAGCAGTAACTGGGAAAATATTCTATACAAAGCAGTTCACACCGGTCATCCTTGTACAGTATGGACAATGGAAAGCAGTGATAATTATTTCTGGCATTACAACCATTTTACAGCACTATGTGACGAGTATACATATAGGTATGATAAGCTTCATAAGTCAGATCGTGAACTACGAGAAATACTTGGTAATCTACCAGACAATATTCCACGTGGTAATCAAACTGCGTTTAAGCTAGCTATGAAATCAAATCCAGAATGCATGTTCAACGATCCTGTTAAATCATATCGTGTATTCTATCAGACCAAGCAAGATCGATTTAAAATGGTTTGGACAAAACGACCAATACCGGAGTGGTTTAATGCCAACGTATACGCTTAGAAATATTAAAGACAATACTCAATTCGACGTTAATTGTTCATATGATGAATTGCAAGTAATGCTTGATGAACAGCCTGATGTTATAAAAGTTTTATCTACACCAAAAATTGTAGGCGGTGTAGGTAATCTTAATTCTAAAACAGATGACGGTTGGAAAGAAACACTCGGTAGAATTAAGAAAGGTGCCGGCAGGGGCAATACAGTTAACATATGAGAAGCACGGTTAAAATCGATGATCTTTATACTTATGAACCTATTACTAGCAATCAAAAGGTTGCATACGAAGCATGGGATGAAGGTGATCATTTAGCGTTAGTAGGATCTGCCGGTACCGGTAAGACGTTTATTGCTATGTACCTTGCTCTTGAAGCTGTGCTTGAAAAACAATCTCTATATGACAGTGTCACTGTCTTTAGATCAGTAGTGCCTACCAGAGATGTTGGATACCTGCCAGGATCTTTGGAAGAAAAGCAAGAGGTGTTTGAAGCGCCCTATAGAAATATCGCTATGGAACTAATCGGGGGTGATCAGCCATATAAGCGGTTAATTACGACTCACACACTTAAGTTTATGACGACCTCATACATAAGAGGTCTTACTATTGATAATTCAATTATCATTGTTGATGAGTGTCAAAACTTAAGTTTTCATGAACTTGATTCTGTAATTACACGTGTTGGTAATAATTGTAGAATAATTTTCTGTGGCGACTATCATCAATCAGATTTCACCAATGATTCAGAAAAAGATGGTGTTATCAAATTCATGAGAATAGTCGAGCATCTTAAGAATTTCTCTGTTATCACATTTAATTGGGATGATATTGTAAGATCTGATTTTGTGCGAGACTATATTATGGCCAAAGAAATGTTAGGGATAAGAACATGAAAAACTTTTTAATTGCTGCACTCTTTGCAGTATTACCATTTACTGTATACGCACAAGCTATTGAAGAAACACCACAAGGAGCAATTGCTCAATTTCGAAGTAAGCCTGTTTTATGCATGAATAAAGACGAAATGATGGCTAATGCGAAGCGCAATAATATGCTTCCCTTAGTAGGAGCTCTTGGAAATTCGTTTGATGGACAACAATCAACATTTCCAGCATTCTTTCTTGTAGTGTATAATGCCGATAAAGGCACTTATAGCTTCTTAGAATTTCATAAAGATGGATGGGCTTGTTTACTTGGTGGTGGAGAAAACAGTTTAATTTTTGATTACGAAGAAATTGATAGACAATTAGGTTGGGACTAATAAGCAGTGGGAAACTTTGTTCATGAAGAAATTGATCTCGGATATAACGACTTGGTGGCTGACACTTCCAAATCAGGCAGAACTTATACTGATCCTGATGGTAATCTCTATCCTAGTATTACAACGGTGTTATCCATCTTAAGTGAAGAAGCAATTGCAAAATGGCGTGCACGTGTAGGAGAAGATGAAGCTAATCGAGTAGGTCAACGTGCTTCGAACAGAGGAACACAAGTGCACGCCATTGTAGAAAAATATCTTCTTAATGAAGACACCACTGACTATCTTCCTCATATTCAACAAAGCTTACAAAATCTTAAACCAATTCTTGATAACTCGATAGGAACAATCTATGGTCTTGAAACTCCTCTCTATAGTCGTCATCTCGGTTTGGCTGGTCGCTGCGATTGTGTAGCAGAATTTGATGGTGTTCCTTCTATTGTAGACTTTAAAACTTCAAAGAGAGTAAAGAAGAAAGAATATATTTCTAATTACTTTGCACAGATGAGTGGTTACGCAGTTATGTGGGAAGAACGCACAGGCATGCCGATTACAAATACTGTTATCATTATGGATGTAGATGATAACGAACCACTTGTTTTTAAAGAACACAGAGATAATTATATTGATCTTCTTGTTGATACTAAAAAAGAATATGATAGGCGTCAACTTTTTTTCAAATAAGTGAAAAAAACTGTGTACATTT